AATCCCAAATCGAAGAGCAGCGTCACCCCAGTAAAGCTGCTGGCCTGCCCTGGAGTGCAGCGCCTGCAGCTGCTTAGTCTCGCCGACTACTGTGCTCCAGTTCCCGCTCTGCTTCGGCATCGGGCCGATAGAGCCCAAGCCTCTGTGCGTCCTTGAGGCGTCTCACGCTTGGGCCATCCATTCCTAAGGCCAGTAGGCAGCACATCTACAGCAGTGTGCTAGCAATGAGGTGGGCCAGCGCGGCGGCAACCGCCTGACCCGTGATCAGATCCACTGTTACTGGACCCGATGGCCGAAGCCTATCGCGCAGGGATGACTGCGCACGTCTGCGAGCAGACACTTTCTCAAGCCTGGGAGTTATTCAAAGCAGAGCGCAGCGTTTCGCTTTGCCCCACCAGCCTCACCAGCGACTACACCCAAGTCAGCAAATGGCTGGCGCGTTGCCCGATTCAGGAGTTTGCTGAAGGCCGGCGCGTGTTGACCTGGCTGCTGCAGCAGAAGCCTGAGAAGGCTGCACGGCGTGTCTGCATGTATGTGCGGAGCTTGTACCGCTGGGCTGCCGCAGAAGACGTAGCGATCCTGCCGCGCAACCCGGTTGCCAACTTCAGGATGCCCAAGGCGCCGCAGGGCGAGCACGAGGTGGTGGTCATCCCCCGCGAGGAGATCCCTCTGGTGCTGGTGGCGTTGGAGGCTAAGCGCACCTACCGGGGCGTGAACTGGGCGCTATTCGCTGAGTTCATGCTGCAGACCGCATTGCGCACAGGCGAGGCCAGGGCGATCAAGTGGGCTGACATTGACGGCGAGCGGGTGCTGATCCACAGCAACTTCACTCTGACGCATGGCCACAAGAACAGCACCAAGACCAACAAGAAGCGCTGGGTGCCGCTGAACGCCAGAGCGCAGGAGATCTTGGCCGCCCTGCCGCGCGATAGCGACTACGTGTTCCCGTGGAATCGCTTGGCCTTTCAGAGCTTCTTCGCCAAGCGTATGCAGCAACTGCATAAAGCCGGGCTGATCAAAAAGTCCTACCGCCCCTATGACCTACGGCATGTTGCGATCAGCCGCTGGCTGGAGGCTGGCATCCCTGTGACGCAGGCGGCCAACTGGGCGGGCAACACATCTGAGGTGATCTGGAAGCATTACGCAGCAACGACTGCGGAATACGAGATGCCAGTGCTGTAAGGCGGGCAACTTAGAGCAACTGCTCGGCCACCATGACGCCAGAGGAACTTGCGGGCCTAGCCATTGCGTTACTGGCTGGTTCGGAGCTGCTCAGCTACATCCCTGGCGTCAAGGCCAACGGTTGGGTGCAACTGGTGCTTGCGGCCCTTCGGGGTATCGCAGCCGCTGCTCAGGTTGAGCAAAACAACAAGCGCAAGCGCCGCTGAGTCATGGTTGAAGTGGTAGCCGCTCTAGCTGGTGCGGTGCTGGCCATTGGTGCCGGTGGTGTTGGTTCTTTCATGCGCAGAGACGAAGAAGCCTCTAAGGCCGTCGTCAGGCTGACAAGTGCGGTGGAACACATCGCCGGTGAAGTCTCCTTGCTCCGCACTGAGATCAAGGAAGACAGGCAAGAGCTGTATCCAAGGCTCAGTGCGATTGAACAACGTCTGGCCAAGCTGGAAGCGAAGGTATGAGCATCATCCAGCTGCGTGATGCGGCCAAGCACTTCAAGCAGCTGCCTCATCAACTCGCTGCGTGGGACTGGCTGCAAGAACACCTTGATGCTGACACGCTGAAGGAATTTGCGGAGCTGTATCGCGCTGATCCGATCATCAAGCACTCGTTGCCGCCAGCATGGCTTGCGCCTGCACTCAAGATCATCCGCGAGTTTGAAGGCTGCAAGTTGGAGGCCTACCGCTGTCCAGCTGGTGTGCCCACCATCGGCTGGGGCACCACACGGCTGATGGATTCGCCGGTGCGGATGGGCGACAAGATCAGCCAGGCCCTAGCTGATGAGCTGCTGCAGAACGAGGTGGAGAACCTCTTTGGCCCTGGTGTGCTGCACCTGCTGCCGTTGGCCAAGCAGTGGAAGCCCAATCAGATCGCGGCCATCATCAGCTTTGCCTACAACCTCGGCCTTGGTGCTCTAGAGGAATCCACGCTGCGCAAGCGGTTGTTGGCTGGGGAAGATCCCTGCACGGTTGTCAAACAAGAATTACCGCGCTGGGTGCATGCCGGCGAAGCCGTTCTAGCTGGCTTGGAGCGGCGGCGGGCTGCGGAGGTGGCCCTGTTCTGCGGTGAGAAGCGTATGGGCGTGCCCGCACAGCAAAAGCTAAACACACCGCTGAAGGTGCCCTACTACAGCCAGCGCGATTCAACGGTGGCCGGTCAAGCCAACCGCATGTGTTTTTCCAGCAGTTGCGCCATGCTGGTCTCCTTCTTGCGGCCGGGTGTGATCACCGGTCCTGCGGCTGATGATCAATACCTCAAAACGGTGCAGCGCTTTGGCGACACCACCGACGTGAATGCACAGCTCAAGGCACTAGCGCACTACGGGATCAAGGCCAGCTTTAGGCAAGATGCCGGTTGGGATGACCTGCAGCGGCAGATCTCACGTTCGGTGCCCATCCCCTGCGGGTTCCTGCATCACGGCACCAGCGCCAAGCCCAGTGGCGGCGGCCATTGGCTCACCGTGATCGGCATCACTTCCGGTCACGTCTTAGTAAACGATCCCTTTGGCGAGCTGGATCTGGTGCGCGGCACTTACCTCAACACCAAAGGGGCAGGGCTGCCTTACAGCAAAGCGAACTGGGGGCCACGGTGGCTTGTGGAAGGCCCGCGCAGTGGTTGGTGCATTCTCGCCGAGCCATGAGGAACGTGAACATCAGCCAGCGGATTCAACTTGGTCTGTGGAAGGTCCACCGCCGTGACACCGGCGTGGTGGTGTGGATGGCCATGGCCAATGGCATCACCTACCTGAGCTATGACGAGGATCAAACACGTCTGTGGCTCAGCCGTGAGCTAGACGATCCAGAGCCATTAGAAGCGGCATAAAAAAGCCCCTGGCAAACAGGGGGCTTCGTTGAACAATCCGCTTCAGCTTAGCTCCTTTGGATTGCTTAAGCCTTTGGACACAAGCAAGCATTCATACATCACCTCGGCTTGCCAGCGCTGTGCGTGTTCAGTGCAATAGCCCAAGCCACAGACACGCCATTTGATTCCATCCGTTGTGGTGACCTGAGTGATCACAGGTTCATCCACGGGAATACTTAGCGCAACCTTCTAGGTTCCCGTCATGGCTTGGGGTGAATGGATGATTCCCAAGCCTGGGCCAGAGCACTTGCTCACGTTGGAGCAGCAACGGCGAGCTGTTGAAAGCTACACACTGCAGCAGGCAAAAGATATGCTGCTGCGCTTGTGCCAACTCTCCCTGCATCAAGATCTGATCATCCGAGCCGCTACGCGACGGATCGCAGAGCTTGAATGCACTCTTGCCCTTGGAGACCGCCAAGCTTGAGCCGCAAGGTGGTCATGGCGCGTTTGTGCATCTGCTGCGTCGCCTGACGGCTCACCTGTAGATCCGCTCCGATCTGTTCATAAGGCTTAGGAAGGCGGGTGCCGCAGAAGTAGCGACTGCGGATGACGTGCTGATGCTCTGGGCTTAAATCGTCGATTGCCTCGTGCAGCGCATCGCTGAAATCCTGCAGGTCATCAGGTTGCCCTTCGACGCTGCGCGGATCAGCCACCACATCCATAAACTCGCCGTACTTCTCGCTGCCTGGCATCTTTTGATCCAAGCTCAAGACGCTGGCGTTGTGGTTGAGGTAGCCAAGTAGTGTTTGTTTTTGAATGCGGCAGTGTTCGGCAACCTCTTGCAGTGGTGGGAGCTTGCCATGCTCCCGCAGGTGTTGCTGCATATAATCCATTGCTTTGCGCAGCTGATCGTTAGCCTGCATCGGTAGGTGAATAATGCGGCTGTGACGGTTGATTGCTCGCGTGATGCCCTGCCTAATCCACCAAAAGCAATAAGTGCTGAACTTGTAGCCAAGTGCTGGCTCAAACTTAAGGATTGCGGAATCCAGACCGATTAAGCCTTCTTGAATCAGGTCTTCAAGAGTGAGCGTGCCGCCGTACTTTTTGTATTTGCCGGCCACATTAACGGCCAGGCGAATGTTGGAGAGAAAGAAGCGATCACGAGCGCGGCGCCCTTTGTTAATGATTCCCTTCTGCTGCTTGGTCGGATTTTCAGGGTCGCCAAGGGCAAGCCAGGCCTGCACCTGACGGGCCAGAGTAATTTCTTCGGCAGCAGTCAGCAAGGGATAGCGGCGTGAGTGCTGGATAATCCAATCAACGGAGGTGCCAGGCTTTGCCATCGGCAGCAATGTGGGAAAAGAATGGCTAGAGTTTGTGCCTAGACCTTCTTTGGAGATCTAGGCGGTACCGTAGAGGCAGGCTGCGGTAAGGCCAGTGGTGCGTGAGCCCTGGCCACCTGCCAACCCTTTTAGACCGTGGCCAAAGTCACAGTGTGATCTTGGTCTTGGTATTTGCCTGCGCGCTTTTCGTAAGTGATGTCACAGGGATCACCTTCAAAAAACAGCAGCTGACAGATGCCTTCATTGGCATAGATGCGGCAGTCTGCACCGGAGGAGTTGGAAAACTCCAAGGTGAGGTGACCGCGCCAGCCGGCTTCGGCAGGGGTCATGTTGGCAATCACACCCATGCGGGCATAGGTGGATTTGCCTAGGCAGATCACCGTGACGTTGGGCGGCACGCAGAGCTTTTCAAGCGCGACGCCTAGGCCATAGCTGTGGGCCGGCAACACGAAGTAACGGCCGCGCTCATCGCTGTGCAGCTCAACGTTGCGCAGGTTGTCCGGGTTGAATGCCTTGGGGTCCATGATCGTGCCAGGCACATGTTGAAACACCCGGAAATCAGCTGGTGAGAGGCGGATGTCGTAGCCGTAGGAGCTGCAGCCGTAGCTGAGCACCTTGTGGCTGGCGACCTGACGAATCAGGGTTGGTTCAAAGGGTTCGATCATGCCGGCATCAGCGCGGACGCGAATCCAGTGGTCGGCTTTGATCACAGCAGGGCCTCACCGTGTGCTTTGCGGGCTAGCACCCATGCGGCAAACGCCACGATCAGGCTGGCCGTTTGGTTGTTGATCGGTGCTGCGTGGGGGTAGCTGTCACGCCACCACTCCGCCAGCAGATCTTCAAGCGTCGGTGTTGTTGTCGTCATTGGTTTGGGTGAGAAGGCCGGTGTAAGTGTTTTTGTGTTTGTGCCCATTGGGCAGATCGTCTCGGCCGCTGGCTTCGTAGGCAGCCTCTAGGCGGTCTTGCCGTGCCTGCTGCTCAATCGGGTTGCAGTCGGGGTTCATCAGAAAGGCATGCCGGCAGGGGACTCCACCTTGGCCTTTTGATCGCTTACCGCCAGCAGCAGGTAGTCATTGCCGGCTTTGCTGGTGCGGGGCCGCAGGTTGGCGCGCAGTTGCACGCAGGGTTGACCTTTGTCGTTGGCCACCGGGTTTTGCGTCAGCGCCCAGTTGTAGAGCTTTTCGATCTCTTCTACTGGTACATCGGAGGATGCCCAGTAGGCGCCTTCGCTTTTTTTGTCCTGGTTACAGGTGAACCAGAGGGTGAAGGCATCAGGTGCGAAATCAGCCATGAATCAGTTGATGGTGGGCAGGTTGAAGTAACGGCGCAGCGCGTCATGCACCGCGCCGCTGGGGGTGAGTTGATGCTCATCCGCGTGCTTGCGGATCAGCTTCATCACGTCCGGCCAGAGGTGGGCGCAGACCGCCACGCTCTTGGTGCTGCGGGCATAGCGACGTCGGGGTGCGGGCTTGCCTTTGCTAGCGCTAGTCATTGCAGGCACACCAGAGGTGAGGCGTGTTGCGGTGGGCATAGAAATCAACGGGTGCAATCGCTAAGCCTTCATCCTGCACGGTCAACCAATTTCTGATCTGCAGCCAGAAAGTCTTGACGCTCTGATAGGAGCAAAAGCGGTATTCCGCCGGCACGGCATCGGCCGAATCACTCCAGTGCAGCACTGTGCCGCATATTGCAGCAAGGTAAGCGCCTTGATTATTCCTGAGCAGCCAGTAGACCCGGTGCAGATACGGATCGCTGCAAGAGCTTGAGATCGGATCGGATGCGATGGAGTAAGACGCGCTTAGCGCAGTGATTGCCAAAGTAGGTGAGTCGAGCATTGAATGCAGCTTCTGCATAAGCGTCTGCCGCTGTTGACTCAATGCCTTGGATGGCATCGCATACATGCGCGTGAGCAAGTCGGATGTGCTCATCAGGCGGTAACGGCATGAAGCTGCTCCATCAGAAAGTCGCGGTGTGCGGCCGTCTTGATGTAGTCGGCAGCCTTCTTATCCGCCGGCAGGCTGAACCGCTCTTGGAAGGCCAGCACGATCTGAGCACGGCGCTCCTCACTCACCTTGAGCACGGCCTGCACCAGCTCTTGCACCTCGGAGGCACTGAGCTTTTCTGGGTTCGGCGAGGGCGGCTTTTTGGCCGGAGCAGCCTTAGCAACTGGTGGCTTGCTAGCGCTAGTAGTGTCGGGATGAGCGGCTTCGTCGCGCATCGGATTCTCAACTTCAACCCGAGCCCATAGTTCGTAGCCCAAGCCAAAAGCAAACGCAGCAGCGGTACACAGGCAGCGGCGATGCGTGTCGGTCAGGGTCCGCGCCGTGATCCGCTCAAACGGGATTGGGTTGTTGCGGTGGTCCATGCACGCCTGCGGGAAGTCCGGCGTCACTTCATCGCCATTGGCGAAGTAGCCAACGACATAGCCAGATCCATCTGGAGCACGCCAGACATGGCCGCCATCAGGCGCAGTGCTCAGCGTGAACTGCCAGCCAGGTGCATGAACGTGAAGCAAGTGGGCGATCTTGGCCCAGTTCACATAGTCAGCGGCATAGGAGCCACTGCCCTTGGTGGAGATGTCATCGGGAGAGATGACCCCACCAAGTTGCGGGAAATCGGTCATGGATGCGGGGTTATCGGGTGCCGCGTCGCTGCAGCACCCGTGCATCTTAGGCTAGCCTGCGCTAGGGGTCAAGTGTTTTCCCACGCCGCTAGTGCATCGGCTACCGGATCGGAGCCGTCTCCGCCGATTGCCTCCCATTCCACTGGCGTCCATTGGTGCCAACCGCTCAGCACATTGCGCAACAGGTCGCGTTGGCTTGTGCTCAGGCCTTCACAGTGCTGCTCTAGCTGTTTCCATGCCACGGCGGGGCTGATGTCTTTCGCTTTGGTGATCGCTTCAAAGCGTTCCTGATGCTGCGCACTCAAGGCCTCGGCCTGCTGCTTGGTCAAGGGTTCTGGCAGTTGCAGCCAATCTGGTGCCTCCAGCTCGCCGACAAAGTGCGAGAAGAAATCCGTCGCTCGCCACGGGGTGCCATTGGCATGCGTGATCGGCTGTGATTCCTTGAGCCGATCTTTCAGGCGCCGGTCGCTGACACCGCTGTAGTCCCCTTCCGCTACGCGGGCATTGGC